TCTCTAGGGCTGCTGCGATTAGGGCTCCGGTGTTAAGGCCGGCAACCGATGCGATGTTTGCAGTAACGACCGCACCGCCATCGACGGCGATGTCTAAGTTATCGTCGGTACCTGCGGAGATGTCGGTCGACGGTGAAGTGTCGCCGATAGATTGTCCTGCGGTACCCACCGACGGAGGATTGTAAACTCGCGGCGTCGCCTCTTGATTTAAATAAATATCAGCGTCAAGGCCGACGTTAATACCGCCACGATCTGCTGCGTAGATGTCCGCATAATTCTTTTTTGATAAGACGTTGCCAGCCATGGCGTATCCCCTTTATAGGTCAAAAAGTTGAGTCCTGTAACTTATTCTAAAAAACACAATCGACACCCTATTGGCTTCCATCATGTTTAAATCAGGTATTATCCTATCTGGATTCATCCGTTCTATTTTAGGATGAATCTTCCTGTATTGGCTATTAGTTTGTGCGGTCGCTGAGTTTGCGTAGATTGCTCTAAATACGTCCGCCTCAAATCTGTTCATCTCGCAGTCGCCAATGTTGCCGCAGTGCCATAGTTGGAGTTCTAGCTCCCAGTCGCCGATTAGACATCCGCCGAGTTCGGTCCGCGATACGTTATCGACCCCTTGTATTAGAAGTATAGCAGGCAATTTATCTTGCCGCAGTGCTAAGCCCATTGGGATCTTATCGAAATAAACCTCTTTAACATTAGTACAGTAGCCGTTAGCGTCTGTAATCGTTTTTAAACGATCTCTGATTCCCTTAGATATCTCGGCCCTTACCGCGACGACGGACATTATTTATCTACCTCGCTGTCGAAGATGGCCGACATGGTCGTGTCGAACTCGTCCGCCGTGTCGTCGATCGCCGGCTGCATGTAGGGACGAGCCGGTATCGATACCTCCTTACGTAAGAAGAAGAGGGCCTCGGCCCGACCCTGCATAAAAGCAAACGCCGTAAGCTTACGACTTGACTTAGCCCTTAAGATTGCGAAGCGTTCCGGGTCTCCGGCCCCCTGGGATAACATCTTGCCCATGTACTCGCGTGGTGTCAGTGATTTATATTTCTGTTTAACGTCATGGTTTTTAATCCATAAGTTATTGGCCTTAACCGGCTTGATGTCTCCCCCAAACTCGTGGATAGCGTTGTAGGGAATACCCTTAGAGACTAGGAACGCCTCGCCGAAGTCGTTCGTCTTAAGTTTAAACCCGTGGGAGATGGAGTTTAAAAGTCCTCCGGTAAGTCTGCGGTTATTTCTTCCAGGAAAATTTCTTTTAACGTTTTGTTTAGCACGCAGTTCGGCCTTTGGCATCATTCTTAGTAGGGCGGTATTATATGCGATTACGGTCTTATTACCTAACGACGCAAGTAGGGTAATAAACTGTCGCGGTGTGAGAATCTCGTCCACTTATCTGTTCCTTTGAGCCATCCCTGCGTTAGGAAATCCGTAGTTACGATATTTTTTTAACTTAGCTTCGACCGAGTGCGGCAGTCCCGACTCCTCGCTAAATAACTCGCCAGAGGCTGCCCCCGAACTATACGATTCGTCCTTCTTACTAACGGACTGTAGATGTTCTTGATTAGACGACGAGTATTGATAAGTAATTTTACTGGCCTCGATGTGAGCCAATATCACGTCGGGCGGAACCGACGTATACCCGGCCGTGTAGTCTATTAAGATAACGCCGCGACCTCTGGGGGTAAAAAAACATTTTAACATAATAGAGCAGTCGTCGAAGTAGTATTGATTCGTGTCGAGAATGGTAACGACACCCGACACACACTCGAACGATACTTTCTCGACGCTTAGAAGCGGGTTACACTCGGGGACGATCGTATCTGATATCATGCCGTCGTGGATCTCGCCAACGACGGGGGTGGATTCGAACTTACCGGCGTAGCAGATAATAGCGTTGCACGTGGCGTCGAGAATAAGCTGTAACTCGTCGTCTTGTTCGTTGTCGGTTATCTTGAGCGCTGTCTTTAGCTGCGCCAGTGTGGCTAGGTCCGACATTATTTTCCTTTACGCTTTGACTTTTTACGACCCATTCGAGAACCCATGCTTTTATCTTTAGCTTTATCTTGTAGCGACTCTGCGTCTTTAGACTCTTCCTCTACCATGGGGGTGTGCTCCATTTTCTTTGGGGCCTCGCTTACTTGTTTATCTAAACGCTCGTAGTGACCGTTACGAAGTCTTGCGACCTCGCGCTCTGGCCCGACATCGACTTTATCTTTATAGACTTTGGCTACACGGTCCACGATACGCGAGTCGACCATTAGGGCGTCGCCGTCCTTTAGCTGTAGGCCGCCGAGTTCTAATAAGCATACGGACGAGCCGCCGCTAGTTTTTACAGTTAAAACTTTTGCTTTCATGTTTCCCGTCCTTTTAAGAAAAATGCCCCTGCCCTTAAGAGCAGGCAGAGGCGTCTTTTTAAAATTTTAAAAATCTATCAGGTTGCGATGTTATAAGAACCTGTAATAGAGATTTCATCAGCACTCTGAGGCACACCGGCAAAAGCACCGCGCCACTTAGCTGTCACTAACATGCTGTCGCTGTTAGGAAGACTTGGCGAGGCCCAAAGACGAGTTGCCTGTCGTTGATAAAGTTTGAAACGTTCGGTATTAACCAATAGGAGCGACGTTAGATCGGTAGTGACACCGTCGTATACGCCCGAGGCGTTGAGGTCTTCGCGTGCGAACTCAGACGTTACGGTCTTGATGCCGAACACGGGAGGAACTTCTCCGGTTATGTTTGAAGCAAGTCCGCCAACTGCGAACGCTGTAAACAATTCAGGAATCGCGCCCGATACCAACGCCGAGTCGATCGAACAACCGAAGATCCAGCGAAGTGACTTCTTATTAACTCCCTGACAGCCCATCTTCTTGAGAGTAGTCTCGAAAAGAGTCTTGTCGGGGGCTCCACCGCCATGATCGCACCAAACTCTGTCCGGTCCGATCGCTGCGTCGTTGTTTACTACGCGGCGACGAAGGCCGTCGTAGCATTTCAAGAACGTATCGGCAATCACAAGCGCCCGAGTGTCGCTATCGAGATGACCGTCACCGCGAACAGACGTAGTAATCGTTGTGTCTGCGTTTAGAATTGAATTATCGATAGCTCGTGCTACACCTTTAAGAAGTTTAGTTCTTAGTACGTTAAGAAACGGGATAGCCGAGTCGGAGATTAAATCCTGACCGACGCAAACGTGAGATACTGCGTCGCAGGCGTTAACTAAATAACTAGACTGCGGAAGTGTCTTCGGCGTGTAGAGACCACAGCCGTCCGTGGCTTCGGTCGCATCGAGGTGTCCGAGCCAGCCTGGGACTTCCATTGTTTTTGAATCCATGGGGAGTTGTTCGAACTGATCCATAAGGATATGCTCGATCTCGTACTCTTCGAAATGAAAGCGTGCGGTGATAACCGGAACCCAGCTTGAGAAGTCGTCGACGTTAAAGTCTTTTAACATCGCTCCCAAGTACGCCTTATAAAGTGGCGTTGCCTTCATCATGTCGGCGGTAATAGTTGAGCGTGGGTTCATAATCTGCGCCTGGATCTCGCAGTTGTTCCACATCTTCTTAAGATGAAACAGACGTAGTCGAGTCTCTTCGGGCAACATGCCGGCCGAGTCCTTACGTCCGAAGTTTATAACCGGGAGGGCGACACCGTCGGCCCCCGGAGACTTGTCGTTAACGTGTCGACCGATAAGGTCGCCGATGTTTCGTACGCCCAAAGAACGGACGAGGTCCATGTCTTTAGCGAAGTGTGGTCTGCCGCCAACGGCGGGGGCCTTCCCATCCTTTAGAATACCGACCATGCCGTCAAGCTTGTCTTGATTTTTCATGTGTAAAACTCCCTTTAAATCGAAAAATCTTTTTAAACTAATTTAGCCTAAGCAGACCTAAATTATTTATTAATAAGCCGACTAACTACGTCGGTCAGCTTTTCAATATTACCCTCTAACTTTGCGAGACGCGACGGCAGCGACTTCTCGTCGTCTTCGTCCTCGTCGTCCATCTTTTCTTCTTCTTCATCGTCTTCCATCTTTGCTTCTTCGTCTTCTTCGGCGGGGGCCTCTTCGTCGTCTGGCTTATTCGCACCGACGGCGTTAAGCACCTCTTGCAAAGTATCAGAGTTCGCCTTCGCGGCGTCGGCAACCGAACGAATTAAAGTCATCATCTCGCCGAGGGCCGCTGCAAGATCTTCGGGAAGTTCTTTTACGGGGATCTCGTTATCATGATCTTTATTTTTAATCTTAATCGTCACGGCGTGGACCCCTTCTTGAATTAATGTGGTTTCTGCTTCTGTCGTATCAGAACGCTTCTGCGTTGAGAACTCAAAACGAGTATCTTCGTCGTTTATAAAGTCAAAATCAAAACCATTGTCGACACAAAAACCTATCGCACTACTTTTATTAAACTTACTTTTATCTAAATGAAGGCTAATGACAAGTTGATTTTTAATAGCGTTCTCAATAGAGCTATTGTTTAACACTTGAGACAATAGGTTAACTCCTGTGCCTAACAGCTTATCATGTTGTTTTTGATTCTGTCTAATATCTACCTGCTCGAATACCGAGTCCTGATTGGCGGGTACGGCAACGACGGACAGCTCAAGAAGTTCCCACTCTTCGATCATTGTGGGTTTAACTAGATTTCCGTCCCCGTCGCGCTCGGCTTGTCTAACTTTTTTAGGAATAAACCCCACCGACACGGTCCGTAGGATTCCTTGCTTGATTAGGCTGCGGGCTTTTATTTGATCCTCGGTAAGCGTTGCTTTCTTTGGACTCCCCACCGACGACACGAAGTGAATGCCGTCTTCCTGTGCCTCTAGTTCTGTGACGAGGCCGATCGGGGCGTCGTAGTTATGTCCTAATAATAGGACGGCATTTTTAGTAAACCCTCGGACGTCTATCCCCCGTGGGTCGAGGACCTCGTCCATTCGGTCGATAACTTTGGCGTTCGCCATGCCGCGGATAATTACCGAATCGTCGTCGTCGTTACTGACGGCCTTAAAAGATCCGTACGAATAAAGCTTATCTCGCTCGGGGTCTGGATTAATTAGTTTAAAGGAATGCCCGTCGGGTTTCCATTTCTTGGTATTGGCAAAATCAAATCTCATTAGGAATTAACTCCATTTAAAACCGTGCGAGAATACTATCAGCGTTAGACTCCGCCGTGTCGGGCACTAAGTTAACCATACTGCAGCGGCAGTTGATCGTCTCTGATCCGTCGGCGTCGGGGTCTCTTGGGAATCTTAGCCCTGTTGTATATTCATAGTCTATCTCTTTTGGGCCTTCGTCTTCAAATCCTACATGATTTTCGCGGACGTGTTCCCCGCTATCGCCAACGTGTATCCATTGTTTTTGGACCTCGGTGAATACTTCTTTAAGAACGTCTTGGTGTGACTCTATCCCTTGGGAGACAGCGGTTAGGATCTCGGTCCTTACTACGGTATTAGCTTGATTTGGATAAAACTCCCCGTACTGCTGTCTAATATTGGCTGCGATCTCGGTATCGGTTAGTCCTCGGGCCTTGCCGTCGGCGATCATATCCATGATCTGTTTAGATATGGTCTCGTCGAATCCAGCGAAGGACTCGATCATTCTTCGTCTCAAAAGCTCGCGCTGTCCGTCGGTATTTTCTGACTTCAGTAGGTCGATAGCTTCTTGATCTTGGTGCGAGAAGCGTAGCGTCGGCATCTTTCTGCCGTTACGCGCAACGCGTGGACTTAATGACTTCGACTGCGAGTTAGAGAAGCTAAACCCGCGCTCGCGTGCTTTATCCATCACGGGAAAAAGCGAGTCGACGTAGTCGTCGGTTTGATCCTTAATCTGTGCGGGATCTTTCCCAGCCTTAAGGGCTGCGATAACTAACGATAGTTTATCGTCAACGTATTTCTCGTGACGTTGTTTATAGTCCTTAGCTAATTGATTCGACACACGCTCTTGAGAGTTCGTCACCTGACTTTTAATTCTACTTATCTGTGACGCCGTCGTATCTTTGATCGGCTCTAGTTCTAATGACGGAGACTGTGTCGGAGCTTGCAGGAATCCGAACGGCGACGGCGCTTGAACCATCTGTGATAACAATTTATCGCCGTCTGGCACGGACGACTTACCAAATATTTCTTTTCTTATTTCGTTTAAAGTCCAGTAGGGTTCGACGGCCTTGGCGTCTTCCCCCTTAGTGACGAGCGAGCCCTGAAGGGACGTGACGTCCGAGAAGTCGGGAACTATTTTAAATATCCCCTTAAACATCTTCTTTATGATATGGCTCTGATTGATACTATCTGCCTGAAAGACGGCCAACGGCTTGATAGTGTTTTCCCAGAAGTCTTTATCCTGGGCCTCGGACGTTGCTCTGTTAACGTCTTCGGTGAGCCCTACTTTTGACGGCGGTACGGCGAGCGATGCGAGAAGTGATAGTCTATTTTCTTTTAGCCCCTCGATGTGATTCATCTCGCTGAAGTTGGACCCGGTGGGTTTCCACGTTAGTCCTTTTGGCAGTATAAGTTGACGGTGCCAGTTTCTCTTTCCTGTAAAGAGGGACTCGAACGACTTCATTAATATTTTAAGTCGAGACTTATTGACGTCCTCGCTAGACTCGATAACTCCCGAGTTTGTCGCCCCGCGTAGATAGAAGGCGAGTTCGAACTCGTTTTTAACTCGATCTAAAATTATGGGACGCGACGCTGCCGTGAATAACGACATTCCGTAGAATGCTGAGTACGGGTTTGGAAACACCACGTAAAGGCATCGCTCGTAGGGTACGCGCCACGACTTAGTCCCACACTCGGACTGTACCAAGAAGGCCGTAATATGATTACATCCCGACTCGGCCTCGTCGATCTCGATCGTAAACCTTTCGACGGGAACGTGCTCGCACTGTTGAAATTTGTCGTCGAAGACGATAAGGAAGCTTCCGCCCAAGATAAAGTCGAGGTTAGCTGCCCACTTGATCGCTATGGGTCCCTGTATATCGTTTCCTGAATTAATTCTATCTAGAATGGGGTGTTCGGTAGACTCTTCCCCTGTGTTAACGTTAACAACTTTATATTTTACCGACACGAGGGTACGAGCTATTAGATTAGCGGCGGCCCAGACCCAGGGCTCGCGCGTATACGCTGCCTTAAACCGTGATGCTGTGGATTGTATATTAAACTCTGAGCCAAAAAATCCTGACTGATCGTCACCGTGATGATAGGCGAGTTGATTAAACGACTTCTTTACGGCCGCGTCGATAGCGGCGTCCATTCCGTCGGACATGATGGATTCGTTTATCTGGTCGTGCTCTTCTTGAATAATCTTATTATATGCAAGAAGTTCTTGATCTATCTTCGCGACTGGTTTTTCCCTCGTAAACAATCCCATGTTTTAATCCCTCAATTCATTCATATCGAAGTCGTCGTCGTCGAACCAGTCGTCTATGTTTTTGCTAGTGTCTATTATATCATCATACTCTATCTCTGTGCCCTCGATAAGATTACTAATTAATTTATCTGTCTCCTCTGCTAGGGCGGACCCGTATGCTCCCGATACTGCCATCATGAGGGCCGATACGCAATCGTCGTTATGTCCTGCCGGTGCCGAATAACTACACTGACCTGATTTTGTAATTGAGACTTCGTAGCTAGCGAGTTCTTGATTGGTAACTTCTATGCGCGGCATGTCGAGCCATCCGGTCTCGACGGCGACCATAAGTTTATTAACCATTTGTTGTTTAACCGCGTTAGTCCACGTGATGGCGTTTACGGCCATATCGATATCTTTAGCGTTTATGATATCCCCGACGGCCGACCCGACGCCGGTATTATCGTAATAGAGAACTTTATCCGACTCGGGAAAGAACTTCTCTGCGTACATATTAAGCCGCTCGACTTGCTGATCGTACGGCACTCGTTTAAAGCGGGCGAAGCCGACGAGCTTCCTGGTGGTGGTTACTGTTTTAAAGACCGAGTAGTCGCTTGACTTTGCGATGTCCCAGCCGGTGAAGGTGTCGAGCTTTCTCGTTT